CTGCATACTGGACAAGCGTTCGCAATGGCAAGCGATAACAGCGAAACTATGGAGGGGGCGCACGCAGACTATATTTTTATCGTTTTTGACGAAAGCAAACTGATATCCGCAGAAACATTTGACCGTATGGAGGGGACAATCGCGGGAGGGGGCATTATGACCAAATGGTTATCAATCAGTACGCCCGGCGCGCCAATGGGTAGATTTTATGAATTACACAAACGGCGCGATGTGTTTGATAATTGGCGCGCTGTGCATGTAACCAGGGAGGACGCAATCGCCGCCGGACGCATGGATAAGGAATGGGCGGAGCGGATGTTTCGGCAATGGGGCGAACAATCGGCGCTATACCAAAATCATGTGTTAGGTGAGTTTGCCGCTACGGATGAGGACGGGATCATTCCCCTAGCTTGGGTCGAATTGGCAATGGAGAGAGGCGACCAGTGGCGGGATCGTGGGATTATGGGAGAACTAACATCGGTTGGGGTGGACATGGGAACCGGCACACCTGGCAATGATGATTCCACCATTGCCAAAGTCTACGACAATATACACGTAGCGGATTTAGAGGTAGAAAAATTTTACAATCCAGATACAGCTATGATGCAAATGGCCGGGAAGATCAAAGGAATTATTGATGCATACGGTGTATATGTCTTTTTGGATACGATTGGGATCGGATTGGGCACATACCATCGGCTGATCGAGCAAGGAATCAAAAAGGTTGTGGCGTTCGTAGCTTCTAGAAAAGTTCCCCCTAGTTTGAAAGATCGCACTAAACAATATAAATTCGCTAATTTGCGTGCGGCTGCGTGGTGGGCATTTAGGGAACGATTAGATCCAGAGTCTAAGGGCGCAATTAGTTTGCCCAGGAATGATTTATTGATAGGCGAGTTGACCGCACCCAAATTTGTGATAAAAAGTGACGCGGTTTTGCAAGTTGAAAGCAAACAAGATTTGAGAAAACGATTAGGCCGGTCAACGGATCATGCAGACCCAGTTATTCAGGCTGTGGTCGGTCCAGAGATCGCACGCCCTGCAAAGACTAGCGTTTATGTGGTCGGGCAAGGCGAATTATGAGGAATAAAAATGTCTGAATATTCAGGAAGTTTTATGATCCCTCGGTCAAATAATCTGTATTCCTATTTAATTAATACGAATTATTTGACGTTAACTTCCTGAATATTCAGCAACTTTTTAGGTTGACATAAAATAACAAATTATGGAAAAAAACGTGAATTACAGCAGATCAGGACTAAATCTAGGCGCAGGGGCGGAACGAGCGCGGATGTACCAATATATGCCTAGAAACAGGGTTAAAAAGTTGCTGAATATTCAGACAGCAAGAATTGTTTTACGCGCGGCTGCAGATCGTGCCACTGCACACCAGGACGTTTGTGCCCACACTGAAAAAGACCCGCCAGTGGTGCACAGGTCTCTGTCAGCCTACGATTGTAGGAGGGGGGGGGGATATAACGAGTATATCCCTAATGTGGCTTTATGTCAATCCCATAGAGCCACACTAGCAAATCAGTGCGCTTATTGCCACCCCTTTATGCCCGCCCGCACACACCAGGCGCACACCAGCCAGCGCGCGCATGCCGCGCACACTACCCTATTACCCATTATTATATATATTATATATATCTATACCACATGCACGCGGCAGCCCAGCCCCTTGTGCGTACCTGTGATCCTTCCATATATACCATGGCTCACACCTACCACGCACCAGCCCGCACCCACCACGCACCAGGTCACACCAGCGCACACTCTCTTTATGCCGTCCTTTATATCTCTTATATTTACCGCGCCCACACGCGCACACCCCATACTCCTACGCCCACACACGCGCTCACATCCCACACATACACACTGCACGCGCACAGATCAACGAGACTCGCCCCACGCGCGCCCAGGCCATGCACCATGCACACGAGCACGCGTATCGATTCCATGCGCGAACGCGAACGCTATTCGCCGTCCACTCCCACCACCTGCCGTTTTCGGGGCGCACTTGTGAAAAATTTCACTAACACAATAGAATGGGAGCAATCATTCATCATATTAGGACAGAGGCAAAACTATGACAATTGGAAAATTTGATCCATGGGAAGCGGAAGCGATTGCGAACGGGAATAAATTAGAGACCAAGGCGAACATCCCGTTGGTAGAGGAAGTGCGTCAGGAATCGATTCAGAGCAGGTTCAAAGATGATGAATTGGGCGAGGCCGGGGTTGGCGGGATTTCTTCGGTTTTGGAACGTCAGATCGCCTACTTCTTCCAGAGTTCGGACACGTTGCCGCCGTGGTGGTCGCCTACTCGTGACCAGGCGTTGAGCGAGTTTTGGAAAACGGTAAATCTATTATCTGGCGCGATGTATGCCATGGTTTCAAAGATGACCACGATCCCATTTCATATTGAACCTTGTGATACTGCGATCACATCTCACTATAAAATTGCGGACACGTTTGAACGCAGGCTGAAAGAATCTGCGGATGGTGGAGTTGGATGGGGACAATTCTACTCGAAGCAAATCCAATCATTGCTGGGTCAAGATAATGGGCGGTTCATGGAAATTATTGACAGCAGCCCGAACAAAGCGGGTCCGATTATGGGGCCTGCGCTTTCAGTTGCGCATCTTGATCCTAGCCGATGTATGCGCACATCTGATCCAGTATATCCCGTAGTTTATACTAATGAAGATGGCACACGGCGTAAATTACATTGGACTCGTGTTGCATTTGAGGCACAGCTTCCATCTGAGCGTGTCAGCATGTTAGGTATTGGCGTATGTGCTGTCAGTCGCTCTTCTTCTTATGGTCGCAACTTATTGGACATGACTCAATATAAAGAGGAGAAACTAGGTTCTCGTCCAACTCGTGGCATTATGTTAGCTGGCGGCGGCCTTGACCCTAAAGCGGTGGGAATGGCGTTAGAAGTTGTTGCAGGCCAATCAGATAATCGTGGTTTAAAACGGTTCAGCTTGATGCCCATTGTTGGCGATGCTGAGATTGAGGAACCGTCATTGGAATTGATCTCTCTTTCAACCCTTCCTGACGGTTTTAATGAAGAGACGGGGACAGATATCGCCATGGCAGCAATTGCGCTTGCGTTTGGCGTTGATGCACGCGAACTATGGCCGGGACAGCAACGGGGTACAACTCGTGCAGATGCGATCCTTTCTCATATTAAACAACGCGGTAAGGGTCCAGGTCAAATCATTGCTGAGACCGAACGTATGTTTGACAACTGGTTCTTACCTAAATTCTTGAAAATGGTGTTCGATTTTCAAGACGATGCACAAGACCGCCAACGCGCCGAAATCAATCGTGAAAGGTCACTAGCGCGTAAAAATGATATGACACTTGGTGTGACTGACAGCCGTGTAGAACGGGAACGTATGGTATATGACGGTTCTATCTCTGCTGACCAGTTTAAGAATCTTGAATTAGGAGATGGCAGACTTCCAGATGGACTTCCTTTAGGGACGCTTTTCTACCGTAAAGAAGAAACTTACGCTCACATTCTCACACTTCCAAATATTTCTAATCCGGTCAACATCCGCGCCAATGATCCAGAGAAAGTTCTCAATGCTATCAGTTCTCAATTAGCAATTGCTCAGGAAATTCTTGCCAACGAATCACGCCAGATTCAAACCCGCCAGGCGCGTGAAGCTATTGCTGCTCTTGAATGGTTGCAAAGTGAATATGAATCTGCATTGGCTAAAACTCAAATAGAACAGACTCAAGAACAGCAAGATGTTCAAAGTCCCACTGTTCCAGCCAGTACCAATAGGCAAGGGGATCGTGAAACCGCTACTCAGAACTCGGAAGGCGAACAAGCTATTGGAGCTCGCCCTAATGATGAGAATAGTATGGCGCAAGATAACTTTCTACGCGAGAAAAAAGAACAGGAAGAAGAATTTTCGTGGTTTAATAAAGAGATCAATCCGCAACAGTTAGTGTTTGACACGTTTAAAGATGTATTTGGAAAGCATGAACAAGTTGAACAAGTTGATGATATGGAGGAAGAAGTTTATGAAATTAAACGTGACGGGTTTGGTGAAATTACCGAACTGGTCAAAAATAAACAAGTTTATATAATCGAACGTAACAACGCAGGCGATATTTCTAGACTAACTTTAAAGAAAGGTAAATAATATGGCAAATATTGATGAAATGACAGATGAGGAACTTAAAGAAGCTATCAAACGGTTTCCAACTGATAAGCTTAAAATATTTCGTGAGTTGTTCACTAATATCGTTCGTGAAGCCAAACAAAATGGCGATGAACGAGTAATAAGACCTCAAAGACAACTAAAAGCTGTAGTAGAACTTATCAATGAGCGTGAAGAACTTGATCCTCCCACAGATCAATCAATTACCATGGACTCGCTTTCATTAGCGTCCGAATTCAATTCACAAGGAGAATAATCATGGCAGAAGGCAATGGTGCAATCTATAACAACTTTAAAGAACAGGTGATGGAAGGTATTTTCGATCTTTCAACCGGTGGGGACACTCTCAAAATGATTTTAGTATCAGGCCATACGCCGAACATTGATACTCATACTGTATATGCAGATGTGTCTGCAGATGAATATGGCGCTGGTTCTGGCTATACTGTTGGCGGTGAAACGCTAACTGGACAAGACGTAATTCAAGATAACACTAATGATCGCGGCGAGTTTGATGCAAACGATGTTCCTTGGACATCACTTGGTCCACTATCGCCAGCAACTCCATCTCACTGTATTTTGTATGATGACACTCCTATTTCACCTGTTGCTCCTCTTATTGCTTATTGGGAATTAGGGACTACAGCGACCAATGGCGGCGACTATACCTTACAATTTGGAGCAGCAATTATCAGATTAACATAGGTGTGTCATGAGTAAAGAGATCAAATGGCGCATTTATTACGATGATGGTTCAACTTTCACAAACCTAGACGGGATGCCTTGGGAAGCGCCTGGGCTTGGTGTAGTTTGCATTGTTCAACTGGACCCCAATCCAGTAGAATATAATATCAATACCCAGGCGCTTCGAGAGGCAACATTTTATTGGTATCATCGGAAGTGGGGCTATTGGCTTCCAAGTGATATTTATGGAATGTTGGATCAGTTAACTCACGATCAAAAGGATTGGGTTTGCGCAGTGAGATTTGGACGTTGGGCAGAACATACTCTCTATCGTGAGATTCTAGAACAGGCAGAAAACGATCTTGATTTTCCGCCTAAATCTGGCAATAGTAAAAGTGAAAGGTCAGAATTTTAAATGACTGGCGGCGGTGGTTCTCCTACTCTGAACCTGGAATTATTCTGGTTTGGAGATGATGATGGCACAAATGAAAGCGATAATACTTTCTTAGGGGCAAAGAACTCGAACCAGACTTTACCAGCAGATGTGAACTATCGTTTTCGTGTCAGTGTTTCTAATACTGGTACAAAATCCGCCAGTGGCCTTCAACTGCAATTAGAATATAACTATGATGGAGGTGGGTGGAATCCTGTTAATGCTTCTTCTAGTATAGTAAGAATGTCAGCCTCGACCAAATTAACAGAAGGAAGTAGCTGTTCTGAACGGTTAGCAGGCGCGCAGACATTTGATACTACAAATGCGGGTCAGGAAGATAATGATGGTCTGACAGCAACCAATAACTTATCTAATGGTGAAGAACAAGAAGCAGATTATTGTTTTCAAATTCGGAGTGGCGATGTTGCAGCAGGAAAAAATATTGTCCTTCGTGTTACTAATGCAGGAACCCCGCTAGATAACTATAATCAAACTCCTACGGTCACTATAGCAGCGGGCGCAATCACTATTCCTTTAGACATTCAAACATTAGCCAGTTCTGTGATTGATTTGAGCGTGACTCCAGGCGCGGTTTCTGCTCTCTTAGATATTTTATCTCTGGTAAGTTCAGTGATCGATCTTACTGTAACCGCGCCACTGCCAACTACAACTGTTCCACTGGATATTCTGACCCTAGCTTCTTCCCCAATTGATTTCTCAGTAGTACCTGGAAATGCATCTGTTCTTATTGATATCTTATCTCTAATAGGAACACATGTTGATCTATCCGTTGTTCCGGGTGCGACGAGCGCAGTATTGGACATCTTATCGATTATTGCTAACACAGTTGATCTATCTGTAGTCCCAGGCGCAGTTTCTGTTCCCTTAGATATTGCATCTCTTACTAGCGCGCTTCTCGATCTTACAGTTACCCCAGGCGCGGTTCAAATAGTTCTTGATATTATCACTTTAGCGTCTACGCCTATCGATCTATCTGTAAATATAGGTAGCGGCGCACAGATAGTTTCGCTTGATATTCTCACTTTGGCTTCATCGCTTGTCGATCTAAATATATCTCCAGGCGCGGTTCAAGCTATCCTTGATATCCTTTCTTTAGCAGCTAATACAATAGATTTGAGTGTGGACTTAGGTTCTGGACCTAAAACTGTTCCTCTTGATATCCTAACACTTGCTAATTCTGTAGTCGATCTGACCGTATCTCCTGGGGCAGTTGCGATAAACCTTGATATTCAATCATTGACCACTTCTATTATCGATTCTGAAGTAGCATCTGGGACACTTATTCTATTGGACAGTCTATTACTATCTTCTTCATTATTTGATATTACTATTCTTCCCGGAGAAGTTGTAGTTTCTTTGAACAACTTGATCCTATCTTCATCGCCTCTTGATATATCTGCAATAACAGCTTCGGCGCAGATAGTTTCATTGAATGTTCTCGATCTAAACTCATCAATTTCGCATCTAAAAGCAGCGGGTTATATAAAGAATCATAATAAAGAAGATCATATAGTAGGACATTGGAAACCAGTTCCACCTTTGATGCGCCGAGTTCTTTTACGTGGAATTATGCCCGATATTCAAGATGATGAAGAAGTTGAACTAATTAATGTGATCCGTTTATTGAGCATGGTGAAAATAACTCCGTTTGCAATAGAAGTTGATGAAACAAAATCTGTCAGCAATTACAAAGCGCGCTTGATATCTCTCGTTCGCAGTCTATATAACTCTAGTGATGTAGGTGCATTTGCATCTGGTATGACCGAAGCAATAACAGATAATCTTACACAAGCATGGGAGTTTGGAGCAAAGCAGTGCGGAATTGCCCCTGATGAACTTACGCCTGAAGAACTTGCTGAACTTCAGTCTATTATCAATAATAGTTTAGCTTACATTGACAGTTTGGCAGAAGCGATTCTGACTGGCAAATTATCGGGTAAAACCGCTGACGATTTTATGTATCGTATAGATATGTGGGCAAACCGCTGGAACGAAGCTTATAACCAAGCGCGCACAATGGCTTGTGGCGATAAGAAGCTGGTTTGGGTTTTGGGAGATACAGACCATTGTTTTCCGAAAGATACTATGATTGAAATAGAGAAAGGAAAACAAAAACCGATACAAGATATTATAAAGGGTGATTTAGTAATGACCACACATGGACTTCGTAAGGTAACGAGGGTTCATAAGAACTTGTACAGAGGAAATCTTGTCAAAATAAAGTCTAAAGATAATCAACTTATTTGTACAAGTAATCATCCAATATTAACTAAAAATGGTTGGAAGCGAGCAGAAAGTTTAGAAATATTAGATCAAGTTGTAATGCGAGAGAATATTTCTAACTTTTTCAAAAGACATTTCACTTTCCCAAATTCTTTCAACAATATAGCCACAGGTGGTCAAGTATTTGTCTTGAGCCACGTCGCGCCTTCTTTGCTTAATCTGGCGTTCGATAAGAGGTTCAAATCTAGGATGACCATGCCAATAATCCCCATCAGCTTGTATAATAAGTTTTCCTATTTTAGCATCAACAGTAAAATTTTTCTTGATAATAGCATATGGTTCAAAGTCTGCTTCAAGTTGTTCCAAATAAGTAAAAAGTTTTATTTCAAGTTTAGTTGGTCTAAGTTTAGAGCAAGCTTGTCTCATTTTCGCAAGGTGGGCTTTCTGTTTTTCGGGATGACTTTCCCAATACTTTTTAACTTTAGTTTTAACTTCCTCCCGTTTCATCGGATTATTCTTTTTCATATAATCTTTAGCACTTTTATGTACTGTTCGATAATAAATCTTAGGAGAAAGTTTTACCCCCATAGTGTAAGCAATATTTTGAACATTTTTTCTGCTGATATTAAATATTTTTGCGGCCTGATCTGGTCCTTCCTGAGCAAAGTTTTTTCGAATATATTTCTTAAGTTCTTTCCTATTTTCAAAGTTAATAGTTCTAGATTTATCTGCACATTTTTTGGAGCAAAACTTTTTTCTTCCATCAATTCCTTGGCTAATAGGATAAAACATAGTGTTACAAATTGGACAAGAAATGTTAAAAATTCTTATTCTGCCTTTATTTCTGCATTTTGGGGAACAAAAGTCGTAAACACTTCTAGAACTTGGATATACAACTCGTATAAAAGTATTATTACAATATTTACAAGCAAACGTAACTTCTTTAGACAATTTTTTGCGACCCATAATGATATTCCTTTATTGCATCTGAACAATGTTGAGTTAAGTACATTATACAATAGAAATATAATTGTATATAATTTAAGTATTGAAGAAGTTGAAAATTATGTTGCTAATGGATTTGTAGTTCACAATTGTAATGATTGTTTAAAACTGGAAGGCAAGGTCAAGCGCGCATCGGTATGGGAAGCGTCAGGTATTCGCCCACAATCGCATGCGCTTGAGTGCCGCGGTTATAACTGTCAATGCAGTTTAGAAGAAACTAACGAACCTCTTTCTCGCGGGCCTCTTCCTGGAATTTCTGGATTATCATTTGCGCAAGTGCTTGGAAATATTGCTGGAGCAGCAGCAACAGGATTTGTTGCAGGCGCAACCGCTACGGTTGTTCTATTAGATGGAGAGGAAGAATAATGAACTTCGGGCGATCAAAGCGTATTAGAGTCTCTCACATGAAGAGAAGTATGAGCCAGTTTCCGATACCGTTCCCTAGATCGCTGTTTGATCTTTTCCTTATTACGCTGGTAATACTGCTGGTTTGTCAGTTTGCGTCTATCTTTTCCTCTTTTACATTTGCGATATTCTTGTTGGTATTCTTCCTTGGTTCCGGGCCAACAATCGGTGCACAGATCAAGTACTTTTCCTTTCAGTGGTTTTACTGTCCCACATCCCCTACATGGTTTTGGCCTCTCAACTTTTTGGTTCCTGTTGTTCAACTGTTCGCAAAAAACACATATTTTCGCCCCCTTTACGAACATCGCGTTGTTTCGCTCAACACTGCATTGTGGGCACTTCATACCCCAATTTTATCACAATGTCTGAATATTCAGCAACTAACGTCAAATAAAACGTATATATATAACTTAAATCACGTAGAATTTATACAATCACATTCTAAAATATCCCGTAGGGATATAGACGCAGAGCAGGCTATTCGACCAAACCTACAAAATCTACAATTGGAGTATTCCTAATGGCGCGCATTTCAATCCGGCCTATTGTTCCAAAGCATATGAACATCAAGGGTTTTAAAGACGCGATCAACGATGGTCTTGATGAAGAGGGACGCGAGATCGAAAAGTTGTATAAACAGGTATCTAGCGGTTTCGAGGGCGGTGTTATTTACCAAAAAAAGAAACAATTTGCTATCAACGCCTCGATTACTGTTTCAACTTCTGATGAACGTATGGTCTACCTTGACATTGGCACGCGCACACGTTGGGCATTAATGTCCGCTGATTTTTCCCCTAAGACTAAACGGCGTAGGTTATCTTCCTCGCGCGGAAGCGGTCGGGCGGTCATTCGTGGTCGGCGCGCAATGCAAGCGCATGGTATTCAAGCGCGACCTGGCATCGAGGCGCGTGAGTTCTCAGATGAGATTGCGGACCAACGACAGAAACCTTTTGCACAACAAATTCAACAACATATCAACCGGGCAGCAAAACGAACATTTCCCTAATAAATATTGCAGCCAAAAGGACGTTTCCCTTAATGAGTGACAACAACATCCGCATCCCAGAA